TTCAATACCGTGCTAACTGCTGATGCTTTAATGACTCAGTTAGGTATACCAGAAGACGGCAAACGTTATGCGGGCGTACCTCCTCGCGTGTCTGCAAACCTGAATAACAACTTGTACAACGTTTTCAATACCACTGTGAACACAGGCGCATTGATTGACGGCTTTATAGGTCACTTATCAGGATTTGACTTTTTCAAGACCAATTTCTTGCAACGTCAAATATCAGGTTTAGGCGAGGCTGGCGGTACTCCTCCGGCTGGAATGAAGCTTGCGGGAACCGTATCGAATGGCCCTATTTCCAGTGGAAATAGCATTGTAGTAACTGGATTAGGTCAATCCCCTGGAGCCATTGTGTTCAATGCAGGAGATATCCTTCAAGTAGATTCGGCTTCCGGTGTCTATGCAGTCAATCCGCTAACGTACGAACCCATCTATGAAGCTCCAGCGCAATTTGTAGTGACTGCGCAAGTAGTTTCTTCTGACGGTTCTAATGCGACTATTCCAGTGAACCCCACAATCGTTGTAGACGGTGCCCGTCAAAACATTTCTGCTGCCATTCCAAACGGTGCACAAATGCTTCTGTACGATGATCACAACGTCTCTTTGGCTTATCACACCCAAGCAGTAGTGTTTGCAGCTCCTCCTATCAAGGAATTGCGCGGTGGTGTTGAAGCGGTTACTCGATACTCTGACTTGTACAAACTTTCTATGACCTACTCTTTGGGTGCGGACATCAGAAACTATGAACAGTTAGACCGTATTGACGTAATTTGCGGGGTTGCGATTAACCCTGAGTTTGCTGTGATGATTATGTCCTAAGTGCCCCGTGGTGCCTTCATTCGTGAGGGCACCAATTTTTAAAAGGAAGTAAAAGATGCATGTAGATGAACCGATAGAGATGGTCACGTATTTAGGGCGTGGAGTGCCTAAAAAGAATTTTAGAGCTTTTATATTTAGTACCGATGGCAAAACAAAAATTGCTGAATCTTGGGATGAATTTGAAGCTTATACCCATAGCGACACCTGGTTTGCGACAAAAGAGGAAGCACAAGGTTTAAAAAAGCCCCGTAAAAAAACGGAGGGATAATGGCTTACACATTCCGAGACTTTGCTTTTCAGGTTTACAGGCTAATTAATGCCTCAAATCCTACTGTGCCTTTGCATGGAGACGACCAAAATCTGTGTTTACAGATTTTAAATCAGCTCATGCAATCCTATGCAGGTAATGGTCAAATGCTAACCATTGCAAAAACCGTGACATGCCCAATAGACCAAACTATAGACACAGTTCGGTTCGTAGATAATAACTACCCAACTGATACGCCAATGAGCGAGATAGTGCAACTTACTACCAGCTCACCCTCTTTTAGCGTAGCAGATGGAACCTTATATAATGTAGGCGAACAAGTCACAGGTAACGGAATTCCGGCACTTTCTGTAATTATTTCCATTGACGGGAATTTAGTCACATTAAATAATGATGCAACGATTACAGGCCCATCAACTGTGACTTTTATTCAGCCTATAGTGATTCCTGGAATAGTTTTTATAAAAGAGGGAAGGCTTGCTAACTTAGATAATGCTTGGTTAATTTTATCTGGAGTTACCTACCCTCTAATCGATAAATCACGAGACGATTATCTGGCTGCGTGGAAATATGAGCCATTAAAAGGCTTGCCACGCTTCGCTATCACTTTTCCCAATACCGAATATGTGGATATTAGGCTTTATCCTGCACCTAGCCAGTTCTTCCAATTTTTTGCCCGATGTAAATTGCAATTATCGGAATATAACAAAGATTCTGACATGTCCAATTTACCTCAGTATTTCATACGATTTTTACTCGCTGCATGTGCACGTGATGTTAGCTTGTACAAAGGACGCGCGGAAGCGTGGACACCAAGGCTAGAACAAATGTATCAGGAAGCCTATGACATTATGGTTTCAACCAGTGAAGTTAATCTATCCATAACAGGCGATGAGCAATCTCTACTTAATGGCGCATGGCGTGTCAGGGCAGGTATTTAATGCCTATTCAACAACTACCCATATTTTGTTACTACGATGTGCAACGTTTTACACAATTTGGCTCTATGGATTGCGCTAATTGGTATGGTGTAGAAGTAGAATCTGGCAAAAGAAAACAGGCTTTATATCCTGCAATGGGCCGAAGGCATGTCAATTACTTGAATCAAAATCGCCTGGTTTTTAACACAGAACCCCGTGATGAATTCACTACAATTAATTACTTATACGTCATCGAAGGAACCCAGGTTTTTCAATACGACTCCTCATTTAATCAGATTCTAATAGGGAGTATTGAACTAACAGGTGAGCTTTGGTTTGCTTATTTGCCTGTTGGTACCTCGGTATATGCGCTATTAACCAATGGCGTGAGCATTTATATAATCAATGAAACCCCAGGGATGCCCACTACGTTTCAAAAATGCACCGATCCCAATGCCCCAACTAATCCGCAATATGTCGCAGCTTTCGGTGGTCGTTTTGTAGTATCACAAATGAACACACCGATAAATTATCTTACTCAAATAAACCTCGGTGGCTCACCTCCCATTGATGCTAGTAAGATTTTTACTATTCCCGACGGAGGAGCTGGATTCCCCCTGTTTTTCAGTTCCTCGGGAGTCGTACGTTCTTATGCGGTATTGCACAGCCAATTATATATATTCACTGACTTCACAACAGATATTTGGGCCAATATACCTACACAAATTAATGTAGCCGGAGTGATCCGAGAATTTCCTTGGAAAATAAATACCTCTTACAATTGGGATTACGGTATAGCCGATCCCTTAAGTCTATCAGTAGACTTTGGGCGTATGACCTGGCTTGGAAAAAATTCCACAGGCTTGGTTTCCTTTTTAACCTCAGATGGTGGACAACCCGTTCCCATATCCACTCAGGCCATTAATGTACTTTTGCAAAAAGCATCAGAAACCGATAACGGATTAAGCCCATTCCTACGCGCAACGACTGACGGATTTTTATATCAATACGAAGATACTATTTTTTATCGTGTGTCTGCGGGCGTTTACGATAATACACAATTGCTAGACCCCACAACTTTCGCTAACTCAATAGAGTATAATTATAATACAAAAACGTGGGGTAGGGTTATCGAACTTAATGGTTCTCGTTGTAGGATTCAAAAACATGTGTATTTTAACAACAAGCATTTGGTCATTGTCCAGGGAGACCCAGCGATTTATGAAATGGCGGGAAATATTTATTACAATGAATTGATAAACCCTGCTCAATCTAATCCCCAAGCCTCTGATGCTTTTTTAAAGTACCCCATGCGTTATGAGCTAGTAACGCCTCAAATATCCAATGAAGATTATTCGGAGTTTATAGATGACTACGTGGAGATTGACTTTGTATTTGGCGACCAAACGTTTTATAAATCGAATGCGCCCTTCCTTGATACTACCTTCATTATTGGAGAAAATCCTGCTCCCGATGGCTCTCCTTTGTATGTTATTACAGAAGACGGCAAATTTATTGTCACAGAAGATTCGGAAATCCCGACTTTTGATGACAATCACTACTATGCTCTTTTTAAGCCTTACCTTGAATTGCTATATTCTGATGACGGCGGTGTATCCTATCGTTCCGCAGACGTTCGCGAATTTAGCCCGCTAGGTAATTATAGATGGCGGATGCGCTGGTACGAGTTAGATGTAAGCCGTAATCGTTGTTATAAACTGGTTTGTGTAAGCTCTGCACCCATTGTTATACTAGGAGGTGTGAGAAATACCAGGCGTGCAAGTGGAGGTGCTAATTAATGGCCGATACCATATTTTTAGACCGAATTGATGCAGCACCCGTTTTAAGCGATGTATTTCAGCCTCCTTTTGCATCATGGCTCGCCGTTTTAGTAAATTCTTTGAATGAAGACATACAAGACATTCAAAATTATTTTAATTTGCTTACGGCTATAAGCTACACAGCAAGCGAAATCGCATCAATGCAAGCTGCCAGTCCTGCTGTCTTAAATGACGGGGTTTTGCTTTATGATTCTACAAATAACGAATATGTTGGAAGAATAAACGGCTCTTTAGTGAAATTCACTACTACAGCCTACCCATAAGGAGATGTTATGAGCTGGCTATCAAGTTTTTTGCATCCTGAAAAGTCCTACGAAGAGGCTCAAAAAGAGCTTGAGAATTACTACAATAAAGGACAAGGCTACTTAAATCCTTACAATCAAAACGGTCAAGATGCCTATGGCGGTTATAAAGGAGCCATGGACAAGCTTTTAAATCCCGCAGCACTTGAGGATGAATGGTCTAAAAATTATAAAGAAAGCGATTTGGCCAAGCAAAACGAAGCCATGGCGACCCAGCATGGTCTTAATGCAGCCCAACAATTAGGATTGGGTGGATCAACTCCTGCCTTACAAGCCATTCAATCAGGAACAGCGGGAATTGTGGCCCAAGACCGTCAAAAATACTTAGATGATTTGATGCAAAAATACATGCAAGGTATTGGAATTGGTAAAGACATTTATGGAACGGGAGCCAATGCTGCGGGCAAGCAAAGTGAAAATGCAGTAAATATGGGTACTAATTCGGCTCAAAACACTTTCAATAGAAATAATGCGCCAGGAGACTTGTTTGGTAAGCTTTTGGGTGGTGCTACAGGATTAATTGGAGGTGCACTAGGAGGCCCAATAGGTGGCGCACTTGGAGCAGGACTTTCACAGCATTTTGGATGGTCGCCTACTGGTAAATACAATCCTCAACCGATGTATGGGAGATAATTATGGCCTTAAACATCCCAAATACTGACTTGCCAGGCACCAGTTTTCTAAAGGGAATTGATACAGGTTCGACTTTATTTAGTCGCATTATGCAGCCTATTTTAGAACGTGAAAAACAAAAACAATTAGAGCAACATTTTCAAGAAAAATTAAAACTTGATAAAGCAACGGCTTCTCGGGCTGCACAAGCTGCTATTGATGCTCATAAATTAGCTATGAATAAATTAGATCCAACATTTGAAGCAAGGCAATATGAAGCTTTGGAAAATTATTGGAGAAATAAAGGACAATCATCGAATCAAAATAATTTATCCCAAGAAACCAACACAAACGTACAAGTTCCAACTCAACCTGTGGGAGAAGGACAAGGTGTATATTCCAATGAAGGATTGGAAGCTAGAAAAACCATGCCAGAAAATACAAATGTTCCTTCTGAAAATAGAAATTTAGCAGGCCCTGATTTAGAATTAATGAAATCAAATCCAATGTTGAGAGGATGGTTCAAAAAACATTTTGGATATGATCCTTTAGCAGTAGGAAAAGAAAATGTTCTTCATGGGCCTGCCAGAGATGCAGCCGATCTCGATAAACTTAAAAAACAAGTTGGCGAAAATAGTGAGGTTTATCAAAATGCTAAAGCTGCTTATGATGCCCAACTGGATGCAAAAAAAGATTTACGTGATTTAAGAGCAAGGACTAAGGCAGGTTTAAAACCTGGTGAAAAAGAATTTTTTGATAAAGATACAGGTGCTCCTCTTGGTAAAGAAATTCCTTTAACAGCCGCAGAACGTCAATCTGAAGAAGGAAATATTTTATTTAATGAACTTTATCCTTATGTTTACAAAGGTGCCTCACCTTTTTCTGGAGAAGGTTCCATCACTAGATTGGAACAAGCTGCTTCTCATTATAAAACTGATCCAAAAGCACGAAAAATGTTTGATGATTTTCTTCTTGCAGAAAAAATGCTTGCTGCTACAACAGTTAATGAATCAGCAACATTAAAAGCAGGTAAAACCAATAGAACATATAATATGTTAAAAGAATCTCTTGAATCTCAAGATATTCCAAACATTATAAAAAAATTAGTTAAACAATTTGAGATACCTGCTAGCGCACAGTTAAAGGCATCCATGAGATATCAAAAGGCTTTGTCTGAGGCTAGAAAAAAAGCTAGAAAGGGTACCCCAGCTACCCAAAAATTATTTTATAACCCAGAACTTCAAGCTGAAAATGAACAAAATATAGCCGAAGGGAATATAGAATCAAACAAAAAAGAAATAAAAAAAATTGGTGGCAAGACATACGAAAAAATAAATGGAGAATGGTATGAAGCCGAATAAAAAAGTCACCAATCCTGATTTATTGAACCAATTGGAAGGAAGAAAAGTTAAAGATCCAGAACTTTTATCACAATTAAATTCTGAAGAAGAAGATGAGGGAGCTTATTTAGATACTTTACCTCCTCCAGAAGGTTCACATCCATTAAGAGATATTCTTATAGGACTTACACATGCAGGACGAAATTTACACAATGCACCCCATGATATAGTTCAAAGTGCTGAAAATGCGGGACAAAATATAGCTAATTCAATAAACAATTTGATTCCTTTGCCAAAAGAAGTTCAAGAAAAATTAAATTCAATGCCAAAACATGATCAATTTAAACTTTCTGAGCATCTTCCTTATGATCCCAATAATTATGAAGATGTATTTGGACAA